GATGGGCCCCGCCACGAAGGGCCGACGCCCAACGATTTCACACAGGATCACACACGATGAGCACCTTTGCAGACCTCGTCGATGAGCTGAATGAGCGTCAGATCGAAGCCCTGGAGGAGCTGGCCAAGGGGGAGAAGGCCGCGGACATCCGCAGCGCTCTCGGGATTGGCCGCTGGGCGTGGTGGAGCTGGACCACGAAGCACCCCGTCTTCCGTGAGCAGTACCTGGAGATCCGCGCCAAGCGGCAGGCGCTGGCGCAGCTGGAGGGCCTCGACGACCTCGACGCCATCCGGAAGCGGATGGTGCACCTGGCGCTGCACGCGAAGTCCGAGATGGTGCAGCTCGGGGCCTGCAACAGCTACGCCGACCGGATGGGGTGGGTGAAGCTCTCGCTGAAGACTGACACCACCGCGAGCCCGGAGATGCTTGCGGTGCTGGGCATCGTGAAGAAGTCCGGCGGCCTGGACGTGGTCACCGACGACGATCTGGACGCGCTGATTCTTGCGGAGGCCGAGAAGATCCGCGGCCGTGAGCTGGAGACTGAACCGGAGAGCGAGAGCGAGTGACCACCCGCCGCCAGCTCGCCCAGTTCCTCCAGGAGCGCGAGCGCCGCATCGCCCGCGCCCCGCTGGCCTACCTGCGCCTGTGGGACAACGATGAGCCGCTCACGAGTCAGCGCCGGGCCCTGCTGGACATCGCCCTGGACGGGCTGGAGGTGTTGGACATCGGCGGCGGCAATCGGACGGGCAAGAGCCTCCTGCTGGCGGCGTGGCTCACCGCCTGCGCCGGCGGCCTCGATGCCTGGGTGCCCACCCCGCAGGGCCGGCTCTACTGGGTGCGAAAGTTCCTCGAGCTCAACGAGCTGCCCACCACGGTCATCCCGGGCGGCCGACGCGCGCTACCCCCGGCGCTGGTGTGGGCCGCCAGCGCCACCAACGGCGCCAGCGTCGATCAGATCCGCCCGCACATCCGGGCCCTGTGCCCCGAGGGCACCGTGTTCAGTGGGTGGTTCAGCGGCACCGCGCAGGGGACCGCTGTGCTGCCCAACACCGGCGGACGTGGGCTGCTGAAGACGAAGACCTACCGGGAGTACCTGAAGGACAACCAGACCTGGGAGGGGGCGGCCGTGCGCGCGGTGGGCTGCGACGAGGAGCCGCCGGCGGGCGCGGTGCTGGCTGGGATCTCGCGCCTGGTGGACCTGGAGGGCCGGCTCATGGTGGCGCTCACGGCGCTGACCGGGACGACGAGCGACTACTACCAGAAGATCGAGAAGCCCGCGCCGCCCTGGTACAAGAAGACCTGCCTCTACGGCGAGCACAACCCGCATATCAGCCAGGAGAAGCGCCGCTCCATGGTCGCCACCATGCCGGCCTGGCAGAAGGCCGCGAGAGACAAGGGCGAGCGCGTGGATCCGGTGGGGCGGATCTGGCCCTGGGATGCCAACGTCCACGAGATCGAGCCCTTCGAGGTGCCCCCCGGCTGGATGCGCTGGGTCGGCGTGGACTGGGGCGGCCGCGCTCCGCATGTGCTGTGGGTCGCCGAGGAGCCCGGCGGCGACGGTCGGCTCATCCTGTACCGCGAGCTCGCGCCGCGACGGAAGACCGAGGAGCCCGGCGTCTCGGACCGCGAGCTGATCGAAGAGGCGAAGCGGTTGGAGGCCGAGGAGTACCAGCCCGCCATCGAGGCCGCGCTGAAGGCCGCGAAGAAGGCGCCGCGACGTGGGGTGATCTACCGGGTGGCGGACTCCGAGAACCCTGGCGGCATCACCGAGGCGAACCGACAGGGCTACCTGATGGCCGCGGCGAAGAAGGGCGCGGGCTCCATCGCCGAGGGCCTGCGGACCATCGAGTCCATGCTGGCGGTCGCACACCCCATCAGCGGGGAGAGTCAGAAGCCGCGCATTGTGGCCATGCGCGGGCGCTGCCCGGTGACCGTGGAGGAGATCCGCGGCCTGAAGTGGGCGGAGACGAAGCCGGGACGGAAGCCACAGCCAGACCCGAGGTGCCCTGACCATGGCCCGGACGCGCTCAGATACATCATGAAGCGACGGCAGCAGCTGGGGTACCGGTAGGGGGTGGCGACGCAGATACCGCCTCCCCGGGCATGTGATCCGCTGGTAGCCCTGGAGGTATGGCCGACCTCCCCGCCGCGTACCGTCCCCCGAGCCTCCTGAAGCCCCGCACCACGGCTGGCGGCTTCATGCGGGCCGCGCTCACGGGCATCGGCATCCTGAAGCGCGTCCCGCCCAAGGCCGGCGTGAGCAGTCGCCGCATCGCTCGGCCGCTGGACGCCGAGCGTGAGCTCTCCGCGCTGGCCCGATCGCCAACCGTATTCGGGGCAACCACCTGGCGGGCGCTGTCGCTGGCCAGCTACGCGCTGCAGGTCTGCCGCGGCTTCGGCATCGGCGGCAAGGTCGAGGTGCTGGACCCCGAGGTGGTGCCGTGGGCGGGTGCCCTGCTGCGCCTGCTCCAGCTTCCGGACCCGCAGGATCTGACGTCCCTGTTTCCGGCACACCCGGGCGAGAGCATGATCGCCCAGGTGGTCGGTGACCTCGTCAACGGCGGCAACGCCTACGTGGCCCCAACCGTGGATGGCAAGGGCGACATCATCGGGCTCACCCGCCTCCACCCGGCTCACATGAGCCTGGAGCGCCGCGCCGGCGAGGAGGTCTGGGTCTACAAGGTGCCCGGCGCCAAGGCGCTGGTGTATCCCCGCCGCACCATCTCCCACATCCATCTGCTGAGCTGGCAGGCGTCCGGGCAGGGGGAGATCGGCACCGGCGCCGGCGCACCCTTGAAGCACCTCGTCGACGCCGAGGCCGAGGCCCTGCGGCAGACCGCCAACGTCGTCCGCCAGGGCGGCGTCGACATCCACGTCACCGGCAAGTCCGAGGCCGCGACGGCGATGCTGGAGACCAAGGAGCGCCGCGAAGAGGTCGCTGAGCAGGTGAGTACAGCCCTGCGGGGTGGCTCGGACGGTGACCGCCGGGTGATGGTCAGCTCCGGCGACTTCGACATCCAGGACGCCGGCCTGAAGCCCGCCGACATCCGGGCCCCCGAGACGCTGAAGGCGGCTCGTGCGGCCGAGCTCGTCGCGCTGGGTACCGCGCCGGTGATGGTCGGTGAGAACAGCGGCAGCTTCTCGGCGGCGATCCAGCAGATGCGCGTCCAGCTCGTCAACGATCTGGCGCTGGTCTACGCCATCGAGGTCGCCCTCTTCCGTCCGTTGGCCCGGCACTTCGCCAGCCGCGCCGGCGGCCGCTGGGCCGCGCGTCCTGACGAGGTCACCTGTCGCCTCGATCTGAGCGATCACCCCGGTCAGGCGTACCTCCGCAGCGAGGCCGTCAACCGCATGGAGAAGTGGATCCGGTACGGCTGGCTCAACACCCAGGCCGCGACCATCGAGGGGCTGGAGGTGCCGAAGCCCGAGGGCACCGTGCAGCTGAGCTCCGGCGGACTGCCTGGGGCGGCAGGGCTGCCCCGACCGGCCGGTGATGTCTCCGAGGGCGGGAAGAAGCCGGCCGGGCCCGACGAGGACGAAGCCGATGAGAAGCCCGCTCCCCGCAAGGTGATCGACCTCTTCCCCGAGCCCCGACTGGGGGGTGGCGACGCAGATGCCGCCTCCCCGTCGGATGACCCATCGCGTAGGCATGAAGCATGACGATTCGTTCATCCTCCCTCGCTGTCGCCCGCTTGCTCCAGGGCAACCCCCTGGAGCTGCAGGGCCGCCTGCTGACGGATCGCCGCGAGGATGGCTCGCTCGCCCTGCTGGACCCCACCACGGGCAACGAGCTGCGCGCCGAGGAGTTGCCCGCGTTCGTGCTCTCCACCGAGGGCGAGGCCACCGACGGCAACATCCTGCGGCAGTTCTGGAACCTGGAGCGCGCCAACGCCGCCGGCGTCCCTGTGCTGTGGGGCCACAACCCCGACCGCCTGCTCGGTCAGTGGCGCAGCCTGGAGGTCATCGACCTGAACGGTGAGCGCGTGCTCGTCGGCCGCGCTGACCTCGACCTCGCGCTCCCCGAGGGAGAGACCCGCCGCCGGCAGATCCGCGAGGGCTACCTGTCCGCCGTCTCCGTGCGCTGGACTCCGGGCGAGCTGGTCCGCCGTGGCGAGCTCGACGAGAGCGACCCGCTGTACCGCGAGCCCGAGGACGACTGGTGCGACATGCCCGCCGAGGGCTACGTCATGGGTTCCGAGCGGTCACCAAACACGCTGATCGAGTGCTCGCTGGTGACCACACCGGCCGACCCCCGCGCCATCGTCACCGCCCGCGCCCAAGCCCGCGCCGCCGCGTCGATCGACCAGGCGCTGCGCGGCGGCCCCGCCGACCTGGATCGCATCCTGCCCGCGCTGGGCGGGGATGACCGCGTCCGTGGCTGGGCCCGCAACATGCTGCGCGCCGAGCTGGCCGAGCTGCTGACCGTCGACGCCGCTGACGTCGAATCCACGCTGGCTCGCCTCCTGGGCGCTGCGCCGCCCGCCCCCACTTCTCCGCCGCCCCCCGCGCCGGAGCCCACCCCCGAGCCCGGCCCGCGCCGGGTCGCTGACCTCTTCGCCCGGAGCGCCTCATGAGCCGCATCCTCTCCGCCTCTCTCCTGGCCGCCGCCCTGGCCGACACCCGCCAGCACTCCAGCGGCGGCGGCTCCGCCATTTGTCCCTGCGAGGACGGCGACTTCGAGGACAACGAGCCCGTCGTTGACGCCTTTGACGAGCTGGAACGCCTCGGCACCATCACCACCGTCGACAACGATGTCACCATCACCGAGATGCGCGACCACCTGAACGCCTCCCGGGCCGCCCTGCTCCAGGTCCGCGGCGACCAGCAGCGCACAGGTGAGCGTCTCGCGCGCATCCTCCCCGAAGGTGAGGCCAAACTCAAGCGCCTCCACGAGACCTCTCGGGCCCAGTGGAACCCCGAGGGCGGCGATCAGCATGTGTTCAGCCGGTACCTGAACGACGACGGCAGCGTCCGCCTGGGTCGCTCCGTGACGCGCTACCGCCTGCCCGACGGCCGCGAGGACAGCACGGCCCGGCACGGTCTGTTCACCGAGCCCTTCCCCGTCTCCCGCTCGGCACAGCGGGTGCGGGAGGCCTATCGCCGCTACGCGTTCGCCTACGCCTACGCCCGGAAGTCCCACCGCGACAACCCCTGGAGCAGCGAACTGCTCCGTCGCAGCTTCCGCAGCTTCCGACAGGCCTGCCTGGAGATGCCCGGTGCGGTCGGCTCCTTCTTCCGCGAGGCGTTCGAGAACCCCGAGAAGCTGCGCGCGGTGAACAACACCTCGGGGGTCGGCGGCGAGCTGATCGCCACGCCGACGATCGCTGACGTGCGCCGCCCCACGGACCTGGCCCGCCGCATCGCCGGCCTGTTCCGCAGTTACGACGTGCCGAGCAGCAGCTTCAAGCGCCCCACCATCACCGGCCGCCCCCTCGCCTACAAGCGCGGCAAGACCAGCACGGACGATCCGGCGGCCTACCCCGTGTCGACCTTCACCAGCAGCGAGGACACGCTGTCGGTTGTGGACCGGGTGATCCAGGCGCTCATCGATCCCGTCTGGGCGTCGGACGCTGGGCTCATCCTCCCCGACCCGATCGGCACCGTGCTCGACTGGCTGGAGATGGGCGACGCCGACACACTGGAGATCGCCATCCTCCATGGCGACGTCAACGCCAGCCACCAGGACGCGATCGCCTCCTGGACCCTCGGCGGACGCTACGCCGCCGGCGCCCTGGACGGCTCCAAGAGCCCGATGAAGTTCTGGCAGGGCGCGCGTGCGCGCGCCTTCGATGATGGCGCGGTCATCGCCGGCGGCGGCACCTTCGACATCAGCGACCACTCCCAGGCGCTGGACGCCATGGGTGTGCACGCCGAGGGTGCCGTTATCATCACCGGCCTCCACGGCTACTACACCCAGCTCATCGGCTCCTCCGAGTTGGCCACCATGGATCAGATCGGCGAACGCGCCACGCTGGTGTCCGGCGAGGTCGCCTCCTACGCCGGCAAGCCGGTGGTGCTCAGCCAGATGGTGACGAACGATCTGGCCAACACCGGTCTCTACACCAGCAGCGGCACCACCACGGAGTTCATCTACCTGAACCCGGAGCGCGGGGTGCTGGCCAGCCACCAGGGCGGGAGCGACGACTACGACGCCACCTACCCCGAGCGGGGCGCGCGCTACGTCGGATCGATTCGCCGCAGCCGCTTCTTCTACGACTGCCCCGACGACGAGGTCCCCGCCGCTGTCGTCTCCAACCTCTGATCGGAGCCCCGACCATGAACCGCTTCCCTCTCTCCAGCCATGAGCTGGCCGGCAGCAACGCCGACGACATCGCCTACATCGTCAACCCGGGCCTCAACCCGCTGACGCTCAAGGCCTGCTACCTGTCGCCCAACCTCGCGGTGGCCGCCAGCGACACCAACTACATCACGGTGAACATCAAGAAGGGCGCCACCACCATCGCCACACTGAACACCACCGTGGCCAGCGGTGCGGCGCACGTCGCCGGCGTCCCCCAGGCGTTCACCATCACCGGCACCGGCGATGACCTCGTCTTCAACCCCGGCGACGTCGTGACGGTTGAGGTCTCCAAGACCGGCACCGGCCCCGACTACGCCTTCACCTGCGGCCTCCAGTGCGAACCCGGCCGCGAGGAGGTCTGAGATGAACAGTGAGGTGATCGCAGCGCTGCGGGCGCAGAAGTGCACCGTCGTGCTGACCGACAACAAGGCGAAGCTCCCCCGCTCGATGGCGAAGGGCTTCCGCTTCAAGGGGCACGCCATCAAGCCGGGGGCGCCCCTCGTAGTCGACGCCTACACCGCAGGTCGGCTGGTGTACGAGTACGCCGAGCTGGTGACCATCACCAAGGGTGATGCCCCGCCCATCGGTCGGCCCCTGCCCGCTGCATCGAAGCGGTTGGTGCGCGCGACCCGTGAGCGGATGGAGACCTTCGGCCGCTCTCCCACCGAGGCCCTGCAGCACATCCCCGCCATCAGCGAGAAGGTGCTCAAGACGCTGCGCTCGAAGCGGGCGGACGAGGCCGTCGCCGCCGGCGAGGTCGACGACGAGACCCCCCAGGCGGCGCTGTGGGCTCAGCTCTCCGGGCGCGCCGAGCTGGCCGCGCTGCTGGTGATGCGTGCCGAGGCGCTGCTGGCTGACGACGACGTCGAGTGATTCGCCGCGGCGACACGCTGGACCGGGGGCGCGTGACTGGCACGCGCAACCGCCAGCGGCCCTCTCCCTCCAAGCCCGCGCCGGGCCCCACCGGCGAGGGCACCACCCCTGACCGCGAGGTCGCTCCGCCGTGTCCCTCCTCTCCGCCAGCGAAGCCCGCGAGCTGATCCCCGGCATCTCGGGGGCCGGGTTCGACGCGACGCTGGCCACCCGTATCGCCGAGGCGGAGCCGCTCATCGCCACGTTCTGCGGGTGGGCGGCGCTGACCGGCGAGGCTTCGATGGCCGCCGCCGACCACACCGGGCGGGTGCTGTACTACGCCGGGTCTGACATCCGCCGGCGGCAGGGCATGTACGTGCTGCCGCTGGGGCTGTTCCCGGTGACGGCGCTCGTGCTCCTGGAGGACACCAGCGGGGACTGGTCGTACAGCACGACCGTGAGCAGCGACGACTACGTGCTGGACCAGGCGCGCGGCGAGGTGCTGTTCAAGCCCGGCGCCAGCTACACCCCGGGACGGTCTGGGGCGCGCCGGTTCAAGGCGACGGTCACCGCGGGCCACGCCACCGCGCCGGATGAGCTGAAGCGGTACATCGCCGAGACGGTCAAGCACCTCCTGGAGCGCCACAAGACGGCGGGGAAGACCTCGACGTCCTCGAAGGCCGGTAGCGCGTCGCTCAAGGAGCAGACGGAGCTGATCCCGGCGGTGGTGCGGATCGGGCTGGCGCGGCGGTACCTGCTGCCCGGCGTGATGGGGATCAGCTGATGGCAGTGCTCACCCTGGAAGCGTTCAGTATGAACCTGAACACCGGGTCCGATCGGCTCGACGCGGTGCTCCGTAAGCGCCTGAGCGGGCAGGGCAGGGTCTTCAAGGATGCCGCCAAGCGCAACGCCGCCGCCCGCTTCCGCAGGGGCGGCGGACGTACCGCGAGCGCGGTCACCGCTCGCCTGCACCGAAGCCGCCTCCAGCTCGAGGCCGGCCTGGACACCGACAAGAGCCCCGGCGGGCTCATCCAGGACAAGGGCGGCGTCATCCGCCCCACCCGCGGCGAGTTCCTGTTCATCCCCCAGCCTGACGGGTCGTTCCGTGTGGCTCGGCAGGTGACCATCCGGGCTACCCGGTGGCTCTCCGACGCCTGGGACACGACCGCCCGCGACACCCCCCGGGCGCTCATGGGTGCGCTGCACGACGCGCTGGGGGTGCGCTGATGGGCGCCATCCCCGCCGGCGAGGCGTTCACTGATGCCGTCCTGGCCGCCCTGCGCGCTATCGACGGCACGGGGGACTACTGGTTCGACCTGACCGGCGATGACCGGGTCATCGAGGCCGACACCCTCGAACCGACGCTGGACAGCCATCAGGTCGCGCTCTCCAAGATTGAGATGTTGAGCGTGACCGGCGAGGTGATGGGCGACTACGGCCTCACCTGGACCTGCACCCTGATGGGCTACGCGCCTGCGACGGCGGGCACCCTCGGTAGCGCAGCGCGCCAGGCGTACCGGCTGCTCAGCGACTGCACCACCGCGATCCAGCGGATGCGCTCCAGCTCGCCGAGCATCGCCACGCTGGCGAAGGGGTGCGCCATCGACGTCCGTGTGAGCGGGGCGACCCGGCACGGCGACAGCATCGACCAGGACCTCTTCGGCGGGATGGGCTTCTTCGCGGCCACCGTCGAGATCACCGCTGAAGTGAGCGAGGGCGTATGAGCTGGCGACAGGACTCCAACGGCTCCGCGACCTTTCCGTGGCAGTACCGCCTCGACGTTACCCTGGACGCGTCGAGCCTGAGCAGCGTGACGCCCGACAGCGACGGCACCAACGACGCCCAGGTGGTACTCCCGGCGACCCTGGATCACCTCTGGCTGATGCTCGACGCCAGCGGAAACGAGCTGCTCGTCACCCAGGCCGACGGGGTCACCCCGCTCGGCTACAAGCTCACGGACGCTGCCTTCACGGGCGCGGCGTCGGTCTCGACCCGCGACGTCGGCATCCAGATCCAGGCCGCGCCGATCCGCTACGGCGGTGATCGGGGCGATGGGAGCGGCGACGGCAGGCTGCAGCGCTTCTGCGTCTACTACAGCCTGCCGAGCTACACGCCGACGCACGCCAGCTTCACCGCGACCTCACCGCTCACGGGCGTCGTGGAGCTCGCCGAACCGCCCAAGACGCAGCGCACGGTGGTGATCACCGCCGAGCGCCCCGGGCAGACGCTCACCCGGGCGGTCGTGGCGAAGAGCAGCCAGGAGACCGTCTTCGTGTGGCTCGACGTGACCAGCATGCTGCAGGTCCGCTCGAAGCCCTACGCCAGGCGGGTGCTGCTCGACGAGGTGCTGGAGGTCTTCAACGACACCGAGGCGACCGGCCTCCGTGAGCGCACCGCAGGCAGCGACACCACCGCCATGGTGGACGTCAGCTCCTGCGCCTTCGTCTACGCCAACAAGCGCGCCTGGATCAAGGTCAGCGTCACCGCTGGCACCGACGGCACCGACTACGCCGTGATCGTCCCCTTCCGTACTACCGAGGGGCAGACCCTCAACGCCCGCTTCCGCGTCCGCGTCCGCGACGTCGACGACACCTGACAGGAGCCCCACATGGCTATCAACACCCCCCGTAATGGCGCTGTCGGATTCGGCGA